TCATCCGGCTTCGTGATTGTATGCCTAATGGGGTTTTTCGATGTATCAGTTGCGGGCAAATAAAGCCCTTTGAACAAGCTGATTGTGGCCACTATTTCAGTCGTACACATTTGGCGACCCGTTTTGATGAAAACAATTGTCATGCCGAATGCCGACACTGCAATAGATTCAAAGCCGACCATTTAGAAGGGTATCGGGTGAATCTGATTGATAAAATCGGACAACAGAAATTTGCTTTACTAAAAGTGAAAGCTGCTGGTACTACTAAAATGACTGATTTTGAGTACGAACAATTAATCAAGTATTACAAAGCACTTAATAAGAAGTTACGAAAGGAGAAAGGGCTATGAGTTATGTATTACGAGATTACCAACAGAAAGCCTCTGATGCTGCCGTTTCTTTCTTCAATAACAAGGCGAAGAAAACAAATGCTATCATGGTATTGCCTACAGGAAGCGGAAAGAGCCTTATCATAGCTGACATCGCTTCAAGACTTGACGGTCATACATTGGTATTCCAGCCGAGCAAGGAAATTGTCGAACAGAACTTCAAGAAACTTTGTTCTTACGGGATTCTCGATTGTAGCATTTATTCCGCCTCCTTCAATTCAAAAGAGATAAGCCGGATAACATTCGCAACCATCGGTAGCGTGAAAAGCCATCCGGAACTTTTTGCCCACTTCAAGAATATCATCGTGGACGAGTGTCACCTTGTGAATCCGATAGAGGGAATGTACAAGGATTTCTTCGATGCTGTGAAGTGCAAGGTTCTTGGATTAACGGCAACGCCATATCGTTTGAGTTCCAGCCGTGACTTCGGCTCTATGCTAAAATTCATAACCCGGACAAAGCCCCATGTGTTTTCAGAGGTCATTTATCATGTACAGGTATCGACCTTGCTTGATATGGGCTATCTCTCAAAGGTGAACTACTATCCGATGAATCCTACCGGATGGAACGAACTCAATTTGAAGATAAACACTACCGGAGCCGACTATACCGATAAGTCAGTCCAAAAGGAATATGAACGGATAGACTTTTATAGTTACATCGTTCATATCGTCCAAAGGCTGATGAATCCGAAAGCAGGAGGCAAGAGGAAGGGTATTTTGGTATTTACCCGGTTTTTGAAAGAAGCGGAACGATTGACGATGTCCATACCCGGATGTGTCATTGTTTCCGGTGATACTCCAAAGAAGGAACGTGAAAGAATACTCGAAATGTTCAAGGTCGGGGAAATACCTGTAGTAGCCAATGTTGGTGTACTTACTACCGGCTTTGATTACCCAGAACTTGACACAGTTGTTATGGCCAGACCTACCATGTCACTTGCGATGTATTACCAGATTGTAGGTCGTTGCATCCGTCCTCATAAAGATAAGGAAGCCGCATGGTTTGTGGATTTATGCGGTAACATCAACCGTTTCGGTGAAGTTTCCGATTTGCATTTGAAAGACACGGGTAACGGAAAGTGGGCTGTGTTTTCAAGAGGAAGACAATTGACAAACGTAAGATTCTAAAGATATGGTAAAGAAGAACGAACGACAGGCCATCCGTCCGGATACCTGCTCAAAATGTAAGAGAGGGAAGCCGGTCAAGGTATCAATGGGGAATCCCAAAGTGGTTCTATGTAGTTTTTTCAACAGGCGTTTCGTTGCCGACAGCAAACGAAACTGTGATTATGCGATTTGATTATGGAATATTACATACCTATTAGCAGGCGACTATTTGAGCACCAATTGTGGTGCGAAGAGCGCATATATTCGAGGTTTGAAGCATGGCTTGATTTGATTCAGAGCGCACGATTTGAAGACACGAAACAACTTATCGGCAATAGGTTTATAGAGGTTAAGAGGGGCCAGATTCTTGCTTCATTGCGGTTTTTAGCTGGTCGTTGGCAGTGGTCTACAAAGAAGGTAAATTCATTCTTGGATCTACTGATACAGGACAAAATGATAATAAAGGAAACACCAAAGGAAACAGGACAAACCGTTATAACTATCTGTAATTACGATAAATACAATTCGCAAATAATACGAGAGGAAACGGAAAAGAAACAGCAAGGAAACACTAAGGAAACACCTCGGAAACAGCAAGGAAACAAAGTTAATAAAGATAAGAAAGAAAATAATATAGGAGATTCTGACGAATCTCTTGTATGTGGGACTTCGCAGCCCCACGCCGAACATATCGATTACTCCGAACTTGTCAAATTCTTCAATGAAGAAACAAAAGGTGTATTTGGTACGGTCAGGACTCCGCTTTCTGATAGCCGTAAAGGGATGATTAACGCACGTATAAAATCTTATGGCAAAAAGACGTTTGCCGACATGATTCATAGGGCATATCAAAGCGATTTCTTGAAAGGTCAGAACAAAAAAGGCTGGACAGCATCTTTCGATTGGCTTATCAAACCAACGAATTTTGAGAAAGTAATATCAGGTAATTATGACAACAATAATAGCAGAAACTATCCGGCAATTCCAAACGGGGCAAAATCACGAGAGGAACAAACAGACCGTGAAATCCTCGAATATGCCGCAAAAGCTTTCGGAAAGGACACGGTTAGTAGTAAATAGATACGGGGACGGTGAAAGTTTCGCTAAAAAGTTCAATCCTTCATTACAGGTTGTATGTGCTCAAAATGTGGAACGTTCGTTCAAGGGGAATGCGCCTTCATTGGCTTTGCTCGGAGAAACCTATCCAGATGAACAGGTGAATACTTGGATAATTGCTCAACTGATGGACTTGTACAAGTTTGCCGGTGTAAAAGAGAAGCCTACATTCCAACAGGTTTTGGAGCTTTCCGTGATGATACGTGTGGAATACTATTACCTGAAAGCTTCCGAATTGTTGCTTTTTTTCTTCAAGTTGAAAACTGGCGAATATGGCACCTTTTACGGTGTTGTGGATCCTATGGTGATCATGTCTGCTCTAATTGAGTTCAAAGCATACAGAAAAAGGCAACTGGAGAAATACGACCGGGAAGAACAGGAAAGACAACGAGAAAAAAGATACGAGAAGCAAGACAAGAACTCCGTACCATTTCCGGATCATTTGGAGTTTCTGAAAAAGATTATGGAATCAGAATAATCAAGCTAAGAAAATGAAAACAGTAGAAAAGTTAAGAATAGCACCTATTGGCACCATTGTAAACTTCGCAGATCGGACACTGATAATAAAGCGTTTCCGAGCTATCGTAAAGGGTAAAATGGTAATTTGTCGCGGATGCGTTTTCCGTAGCAAGGGTGGTGCGAATAGTTGCAAGTATATGACGGCTTGTTTTGCCAAATATAGACCGGATAGTGAGAGTGTGGTGTTTGAGGAGGTGGATACAAAATTGAAATAATTAAAATTATCATGGAATATATAGAATTTCTAAGAAACAAGATGGCTATCAGTCATCAAACGGGGTTTTATATTAATTCGGAAGAAATTACCCCGACATTATACCCTCATGTAAAAGATACCGTTCGTTGGGCGGTTGCCGGTGGATGCCGTGCTATATTCTCCAGCTTCGGTATGCAAAAGACAGTCACCCAGCTGGAAATACTTCGGGTAATCTTGAACCATAAAGGAGGCAAGGGATTGATCGTTTGCCCTAAGCGTGTGGTAGTCGAGTTCCTAACACAAGCGGAACAACACTTGCACATGAAAGTAACCTATGTCCGAACTATGGCAGATGTGATGATATGTCCTACCGACATCATGGTAACAAACTACGAACGTGTGCGTGATGGTGAGGATGGAGTGAGAATAGATCCGTCCTATTTTACTGCAACATCATTGGATGAAGCCAGCGTGTTGCGCGGATTCGGCACCAAGACCTATCAGGAGTTTCTACCGTTGTTCTCGGGTGTCCCTTACAGGTTTGTCGCTACGGCTACACCTTCGCCAAACAGATACAAGGAACTTATACATTATGCTGGTTATCTTGGTGTGATGGACACCGGACAGGCTCTTACTCGATTCTTTCAGCGAGACAGCACGAAAGCGAATAACTTGACACTTTATCCGCATAAGGAAAAAGAATTTTGGTTGTGGGTATCTACATGGGCGTTGTTCCTAACCAAGCCTTCCGACCTCGGTTATCCGGATACTGGCTATGAGTTGCCTGAACTCCGTGTACATGAAGAGATTGTGAATGTGGACAATTCTACGGCTGGAGCTGATCGTGACGGACAGGTGAAAATGTTTCGTGAGGCTGCTCTCGGACTTGCTGACGCGGCAAAAGAACGCCGAGATAACATGCAGGAAAAGATTGCCCGTGTGGTAGAGATAATCAATCGCCCGGAAAACAAGGACGACCATTTCCTTTTATGGCATGACTTGGAAGCTGAACGGCTGGAACTATGCAAAGCGATTCCAGGTTGTAAGGCTGTCTATGGTTCACAAGACGATGAAGAAGCCGACAAGGTAATATCCGACTTCAAAGATGGCCGGCTGAAATACCTTGCAGCTAAACCGGAGATGCTTGGTGAAGGTCTGAACTTCCAGTATCATTGTCATAAAGCAATCATGTTCATTGACTACCGCTTCAACGATAAGTTCCAAGCGATAGCCCGTATATACCGCTTTATGCAGCAGCATCCCGTTGATCTCTATCTGGTCTATGCCGAAAGCGAGGGTGAAATATTTAAGAGCTTCATGCAGAAATGGGCACAACACCGGGAAATGGTCGCAAATATGACTGAAATTGTCCGGCATAACGGTTTGTTCGGTTTGCAGGCCGAGGAAAAGATGATGCGCTGGATGTTCGCCAGTCGGGAAGAAAAATCCGGCAAGTTGTGGAAAGCAATCAATAACGATAATGTATTGGAATGTCAGAAGATGGAAAGTAACTCTGTAGATCTGATCGTAACCAGTATCCCGTTCTCAAATCATTACGAATACACGCCTACATACAATGACTTTGGGCACAATGAAGATAACGATAAGTTCTTTGAACAGATGGATTATCTTACACCAGAGTTAATGCGCATTTTGAAACCGGGTCGGTTGGCCTGCATCCATGTGAAAGATCGTGTTTTGTTCGGCAACGCCACGGGGGACGGTATGCCAACTATCGATCCGTTCAGCGAAATAACTGTATTTCATTACATGAAGCACGGCTTCCGATATATGGGACGCATTACGGTCGATACCGACGTGGTGAGGGAAAACAATCAGACCTACCGTTTGGGCTATACCGAGATGTGCAAGGATGGTTCCAAGATGGGAATCGGATGCCCTGAATATGTATTGCTTTTTCGCAAGTTGCCTACCGATACCTCCCGCGCTTATGCCGACCAGCCTGTTAAGAAGGACAAGAGCGAATACTCGCTGGCCCGTTGGCAGATCGATGCCCATGCAAGTTGGAAGTCTTCTGGCAATTCATTGTTGTCATACGAAGATATGAAAGGTGCTGGAATAGATAAGATTCGGCATTTGTTCCGTAACTACGAACGTGAGCATATCTACAATTATGAAGAACACGTGTCTTTTGCGGAAGAGTTAGAAGCATACGGAAAACTTCCAAAAACATTTATGGCTGTCGACCCTGTAAGCAAGAAGGATTGGATATGGGATGATGTGGCCCGTATGAGAACGCTTAACACAAAGCAATCACAAAAGAAACGACAAAATCATATTTGTCCTCTTCAGTTAGATATCGTTGAAAGGCTGATTGAACGGTACTCGAACAAAGGAGAATTGGTATTTGACCCGTTCGGAGGTATCGGTACTGTCCCTTATTGTGCTATCAAGTTAGGTCGTAGGGGACTTTCAACAGAACTCAATTATGATTATTGGAAAGACGGGCTTTCTTATCTGCGGGAAGCGGAGAACGAAGTAAGTGCTCCTACATTGTTTGATTTAATGGCTATATGATTATGAAACAATACAATAATTGGGAAGAAATAGACAAAGACACAGACGGACTTGTTACTTCATTGACTTACATTGTCCTCTTCGTAAATGATCAAGTTTATAATTACGCACTTAATATTTACGATAGTTGCCGTAATACTCCATACTACAGGCGTGGAGTAAAGAAGAACATAAACGAATTGAAAAGATTCATGGAATCGTACAATACAAACATTTGCAGGATTGCGAATGTCAATGTTGAAACGCTTGCGGTTATAACGCAAAGCATGGAAGACGATATTAAACCTCATATCGACAAATACGGGTTTGCCATAAGTCAGACGCTTTTAAATAATGGATGTTCAGGAGAACTGAACCATCTAATATCAATCGCTTCTACTATTGATATGTTATGCCAAACATCCAAGATTACAATACGTGATTTTTACATATCAATGCGAAAATTGGTCCCAATAGCTGTGAATCCTTTGGCTTGGCTGTCTATTGACAAAGCCATGTTTTACGCAAGAATGATAACGGATAATCTAACCCCAAAGGATGTAAGCATTAATTTGAACGATATACCTGCTATATCTACGGCATTTCAAGCTATTGCCAATAAAATGTTAAGTCCGGATGTGTTTGAAAAGGCGTTTAATGAATGCCTAACAAGATAGTGAAATGAAAAAGTTATTATACATAGACCTTTTTTGCGGTGCCGGTGGAACTTCTACCGGCGTGAACACAGCGCGTCTTCATGGCGAACAGTGCGCAGAAGTCATTGCGTGTGTCAATCACGATGCGAATGCCATTGCGTCACACGCTGCAAATCATCCGGACGCGCTTCACTTCACAGAAGACATCAGAACGCTTGAACTGTCACCACTTGTGCATCATCTTCAGAAGTGTCGCACGAAGAACCCTGACGCACTTGTTGTGCTATGGGCATCGCTTGAATGTACGAACTTCAGCCGTGCAAAAGGCGGTCAGCCACGTGACGCAGACAGCCGGACACTTGCAGAACATCTTTTCAGATACATCGAAGCAATAGACC